GCGCGCGGAGGCGTCCGCGCCCCCATCGGCGTGCCCGAACGACGGGGAGCCGCTGCAGCCCGCACCCGACGGCGGCCTGTACTGCCCCTTTGACGGCTACCGGTGGCCAGAACGGAGCGCTGGCCACCGGTAGCGCCACACCCACAACCGAATACGCACGCACCCTCCCTACGCCCTGCGGGGCGTACGGCCAAGAAAGCAAGGGCACAGGATGGGCATTTGGTACAGCACGCGAGAGGCGGTGAAAGACGCCCTCGACGTGAAGGAAACGGCCCGCGCCGACGGGCAGATAGACCGCGCGATCGAGGCTGCCTCACGCTCGGTCGAGGGTCTCTTGCACCGCCGGTTCTACCCGTGGACGGGGACCCGGTATTTCGACTGGCCCAACTCGCAGCGGGCCCGCCCGTGGCGGCTGTGGCTCGACGCCAACGAGCTGGTCTCGGTGACGACGCTGACGTCCGGCGGGACGGTGATCCCTGAGACGGACTACTTCGTGCGCCGCTCCGACGACCTGGGCGAACCGCCCTACGACCACATTGAGCTCGACCTCGACTCCCCGGCGTCGTTCGGTGGCGGCTCGACCCACCAGCGCGACATCGCGATCACCGGCGTGTTCGGGTACGGCGACGACACCGCGCCAGCGGGGGCGCTCGGTGCCGCGCTCGACGACTCGGCCACCTCGGTCACGGTCACCGACGGCGGCGCGGTAGGCGTCGGTGACCTCCTCCTCGTCGACACCGAACGCATGGTCGTAACCGGCCGAGCGATGGCCGACACCGGCCTCACCATCTCCGGCGTGCTGGCCTCCTCGCAGGCCGGCGTCACCGTCACCGTGTCCAGTTCGACCGGCGCGCCCGCACCCGGCGAGGTCATCCTGCTCGACTCCGAGCGGATGCTGGTCGTCGACACGGCCGGGACGACGCTCACGGTGAAGCGCGCATGGGACGGCAGCGTGCTGGCCGCGCACGACACGGGCACGGCGGTGTGGGCGTCCAGGTCCCTGACCGTCCAGCGGGCCGCCGTCGGCACCGTCGCGGCCTCCCACGCCGACGGGGTGTCCCTGGCCCGGCACGTCTACCCCGGCCCCGTGACGACTCTGTGCGAGGCGTACGCGCTCAACACCCTGCTGCAGGCCCGCGCCGGATACGCGCGCACCGCCGGGGAGGGCGACGGGGCGCGCGAGTCGACCGGCCGCGGCGTGAAGGCCGCCGAGGCCGACGCCTACCGCGCCTACGGCCGCAAGGCCAGATTGCGGGGCGTGTAATGCCGGGCTTCGACATCGTCATCCGCGCCCGCGGCCCCATCTTCGACGGCCGCGCCGAGGTCGCCGCGGAGCGTTTCACCCTGGCGGCCGAGGAGGAGATCGCCGAGACCGCCGCCGACCTCGTCCGCTCCGAACTCGGCCGGGTCCTGAAGCACCCGACGGGCTACTACGAGTCGCAGATCCAGACCGAGCACGCGGCGAGCGGGTGGCGGGTCACCGACGGCGGCGTGGTCTACGGGCCGTGGCTGGAGGGTGTCGGGTCGAGGAACGCGCCGGTCACCCGGTTCAAGGGCTACTCCACGTTCCGGCGCGTCGGGCAGCGCGTGGACCGGCGGGCCAAGTACATCGCCGAGCGCGTGCTCCCCAGGTACCTGCGGAGAATGCAATGAACCTCACCGGCATCCTCGACAGCATCGTGTCGCACGCCCTGGCGTCCGGGCACTTCGAGCGCGTCAACGGGCACGAGCCGAAGTCGGCGCCCGGCAACGGGCTCACGGCGGCGGTGTGGGCGCAGGACATCGGCCCCGTCCCGGCCGGGTCCGGGCTGCAGTCCACGTCCGGGCTGCTGGTGTTCAACGTCCGGCTGTACACGCCGATGATCTCCGAACCGCAGGACGCCATAGACCCGGCGCTCATGGCCGCCGTGCACGCCCTGTTCACCGCCTACTCCGGCGACTTCGACCTCGGCGGCAACGTGCGGTGCATCGATCTGCTCGGCCAGGCCGGAACCCCGCTCAGCGCGCGGGCCGGCTACCTGGAGCAGGACAAGAAGATCTACCGGGTGTTCACCATCACGCTCCCGGTGATCGTCAATGACGCATGGGAGCAGGTGGCATGAGCAAGACTGGCGGGCTCGGTGACGGGCTCCTGGTGGACGGCGTCGACGTGTCCGGCGACATCTCCGCGCTGTCGCGGATCGGCGGGTCGGTAGCGGCGCTCGACTTCACCGGCATCAACAAGTTCGCGTTCGAGCGCAAGGGCGGGATCCGGGACGGCTCGATCGAGTTCACCTCGTTCTTCAACCCCACCATCGACGAGACCCACGACGTGCTGTCCGGCCTGCCGACCGGCGACCGGATCGTCACCTACCTGCGGGGCACGTCGTTCGGCGGGTGGGCGGCGAACCTGGTCTCCAAGCAGGTCAACTACGACCCCACCCGCGGCGCGGACGGGTCCCTCACTCTCGCCGTGCAGGCGCAGGGGCAGGGCTACGGGCTGGAGTGGGGGCGGCAGCTCACTGCCGGACTCGACACCGTCACCGCGGCCGGATCGGGGACGTCCCTCGACCTGGGCGCCGGCAGCGAGCACGGCGGGCAGATGTACCTGCACGTGTCGGCGTTCACCGGGACCGACGTCACGTTCGGGGTGGAGACCTCCTCCGACGACTTCGGCGCCGACGCGCCGACGGGTCTGGGGTCGCTGGAGCAGGCCGTTACCGCGCCGGGGGCGTGGCGGACCGCGACGACTGACGCTCTGGAGCGGTACGTCCGGTTCTACTGCTACACGACCGGCGGGTTCACCTCGGCGACGTTCGCGCTGGTGTTCGTGCCCAACCTGACCGAGGTGACGTTCTGATGATGCCCAGCAGTGAGGGGATGCGGATCGTCCCGAAGCTTCCCGCGCACGCCGTGAAGACGTTCCAGGTGGTGTCGCCGCTGGCGACGCACTGGCGGCCCGCGTCGTGCGAGGAGGTCGAGTGCGAGCAGTACCGCAACGGGTGGCGGGTCCGCGTCGAGGGCCTGTCCGAGGCCGACGTGCACACCGCGACGCACTGCGGGCGCGCCTACACCGTCCAGCATGTCGCCGAAGGCGAGACGTGGCTGATGTTCCGGGCCGGTCAGCCGTGCTTCCGCGCCTCACAGCACAAGGTCAGGGTCGACCGGCCGGAGCTGTACTTCGTCCGTGACGGGGACTGGCGCGGCAACCCGCGCGGCACCCCGGCCCGGCAGCACACCCGCCCGGACCACTGGGTGGAGGAGTTCGGCGAACACCAGGAACGCCTCGCCGATGAGATCGAGAAGGGATAGCCCATGAAGCAGTCCGGCCTCGGGTGGACGACGCTGTCGGTGGACGACTCGTCCGGCACCCCGAACGACATCAAGAACGACATCACCAACTTCCAGTTCGCCACCCCCCGCGCCGTCCAGGACGTCACCGGCGTGGACAAGTCGGCGATCGAGCGGATCCTGCTGCTCGCCGACTTCTCCATCACCCTGAACGGGGTGTTCAACGAGGACACCGGCAAGTCGCACGAGACGTTCTGCACCGTGCCCTCGACGAGCGTGGCGCGCACCGTGAGCCTGGCGATCAGCGGCAGGACGCTGGCGTGCGAGACCCTGTTCACCGACTACCCGATCACCCGCGCCGCGTCCGGTGAACTCACCTTCGCGGTGCCGGGCGTCCTGGCCGACGGCACCGTCCCGACCTGGGCCGGTTCCTGATGGGCGGCTACAAGCGCGAGGCCAAGGTCTACAAGCTGAACTTCTCCGACCCGGAGATGGACGGCCTGGTCGTCATGGCCAAGTCGATCAGCACCGGCCGGCTGATGAAGCTGATGCGGCTCGCGGTGCGGTTCTCCGAGGACCGCGGCGGCACCAAGCGGGAGTTCACCGAGGACGACCTCGCCGCGATCGAGGGCCTGCTGACCGGGTTCGCCAAGGCGCTCGTCGAGTGGAACCTGCTGGACGAGGACGACAAGCCTGTTCCGGCGACGCTGGAGGGGCTGCAGGACCAGGAGTTCGACTTCTCCCTCGCGATCGTCATGGCGTGGCTGAACGCCGTCGGTGGAGTGTCCAAGGACCTGGGAAAAGGCTCGACCTCTGGGCCGTCGTTCCCGGAGGTGTCGATCCCGACGGAGCTGTTGTCACCAAGCCTTACGAGCTAGAGGAGGCCGAGGCCGTTCTCGGCCTGTGCGACCGGTTCCACAAGCTGCCGTCCGAGATCTACGCCGAGGACGCCGAACTGTTCCGGCTGCTGGAGATCGAGCGGCGCGGCAAGCCACCGCAACCGGAGGGAGGTGAGCAGGGGTGGCCAACGTAGTCGAGATCGACGTGAAGGCGAACAACCGCACCAAGGGGTTCGCCGGGGTGCGTGAGGGCCTGACGCAGGCGCTCAGCGGCCTGAAGGGCATCGCCGTGGCCGCGGGCGCCGACCTCGCCTCCTCCCTGGCCGGGCCGCTGGTCGCCGCTGCCGGCGCGACCGCC